ATCGTCAGTACGACGGCAACATTGGCAGCACGACCGCCTACCCCTACGGCAACTTCGACTAAGGGGAACGCATCATGACGATGCAGACCGACGTCAAAGCATCCCACTTGAATCAAAGTGGGTTTGCGACGGGGCCGAATCGAACTCGCCTGCGCGGGTTCTTTGCGATCCCGACTTCTACGGCCGGCACCGTGAACATCTTCGACACGCTGACCGCGCCCGTGACAACCGGCACTTACGGCCGATCGGGCACAACGGTTACCGTGTCGCTGACAGGGCACGGGTATCAAACCGGGCAGTCGCTGGGGCTTGCGTTTTCGTCCGGCACGGGTGGCTCGGCGACGAACGGCAACTACAAGATCACGGTGGTAGATGCCAACACGTTCACGGTGACCGACATCAACTCCGGCACCATCACCGGCACGCCGGCGGTCAGCATTGCCTCGGCATGGATGGTGTCGTTTGACACCAACGCCAACGTGGCGGCGGTGATCTCGGTCAACATTCCCGGCGAAGGAATTCTGGCGTACAACCAAATGTACGTTCAGATGACCAACGAAAACACGATCACGGTGTTCTACGGATGATGGAGCCCGTCCAATCCTCGACAAGCCTGGTGGGCCGCAAGATCATGATCGGCCTGCCGACCTATGACTTCAAGGTCTCGACCAAGCTTGCGATCGCCTTGGCAAGTTTCTGCGTCAAGGCTCGAGATCATGGGGTCGACATCCAGATCAGCAACGTCTCAGGCTGCTCTGTGGTGTCGCGGGCGCGCAACCTTGTTGTTGAGGAATTCCTCAACAGCGACTGCACCGAACTGATGTTCATTGACGCCGACATCAACTTCAATGCGGACGACATCTTCCGGCTAATGGTCTGGGGCACCGATCCCAAGAAGGGCGTGGTAGCCGGCATCCCGGTGGCCAGGAAGAAGGGCAAGGTGTTCATCTCGACCTTGGACACGGACGAGGAAGGGAAGGTCACCATGAACCGCATGGGCTTGGTCAAGGCCCGGCGCGTGGCCACGGCCTTCATGCTGATCCGGCGCGAGGTGTTTGAGAAGCTGAAGGCAGCGCATCCTGAGTGGCAGTACGATGATTCTCGAGGCTCCGGTGGCGGGAACATCTATTCGTTCTTCGACTTCAAGTCCACGCCTGAAGGCTACGTTGGAGAAGACTACGTCTTCTGCGACCGCGCCGCCGAGGTGGGGTTTGAGGTCTGGATCGATCCGACCATTCGGCTGGGCCACATGGGCGTCGAGGAGTTCGTTGGCTCCTTCGGCGAGGACTGGCTCTATCCACACATGCTGGATCCGAAAAAGGATGCTGCGTAATGCCCAAGACCCCCGCATGGCAGCGCGCTGAAGGCAAGAACCCCAAAGGCGGCCTCAACGCCAAGGGGAGAGCCTCTTACAACGCGGCCAACCCCGGCAAGCCTGGCTTGAAGGCTCCTGCTCCAAACCCAAAAACGGAAAAAGATGCCGCTCGTCGCAAATCATTTTGCGCTAGATCGGCGGGTCAAGCAAAAATGTTTCCTGAAGCTGCAAAAGACCCAAATAGCCGTTTGCGTAAAGCGAGAAAAGCATGGGCCTGTTAACTTGCACACGGTGCAAAGAAGCAAAACCAGAAACTTCAGAATGGTTTCCATTGCACAACAAAAAGAAAAATGGCCTTGATAGTTGGTGTCGCGCATGCAGGGCAACGTATCGCAATTCGATTAATCGCGGCAAATTTAGAAAGTTGATTTCTGATCAAGAATTGATGGAGTTAAAAGCAGAAGTTACACAATGTGTAATTTGCGGGGAAACGGGCGCATTGGTTGTAGACCACGATCATCACACAAACAAAGTGCGTGGCATGCTTTGTAACAACTGCAATCTTGGATTGGGGCATTTCAAAGACGACCCGCTGCTGCTTGAGTTTGCGTCGCAATATTTGTACGCTTCTGCGGATTTGCCCGAATGGAAAAAATATTTAGCTAATTGCAAACAGGACTGCTGACATGCCAAGTCACAGCGCCAAGCAACATCGTTTCATGGAAGCAATTGCCCACAGCCCGTCATTTGCCAAGAAGGCCGGTGTGCCTCAATCCGTTGGCAAAGAATTCGCTGCGGCCGATAAAGGCAAGACATTCAAAAAGGGTGGTGAAATGAAAGAGTCGAAAGCTATGATCAAGAAGGAAGTCGCCTTCATGAAAGCCAAGGGCGCTCCCAAGTCGATGATCAAGCATGAGGAAGCCGAGGCCAAAGGCTACCGGCGCGGCGGCCGCATCAAGCGGTATGACGAGGGCGGCATCTCGGAAGGCCCGAACAAGAACATCGACGACGACACGCGCGCCCGCGCCCTGGCATGGGCTGCTCGAGGCGGCCAAGATGAAGAGGTGTTTCCCGCTGCTCGCCCCGCTGCACCTCGCGCGCGACCGGCTGCGGCTCGCCCCGCCATGACCCGTGTCACGGAAGTTGAAACCGCTCGCGTGCCTCAAGCCGCCCCCAGCAACGCCCGCAAAGATGAAGAAGGGCCATACCGAGGCAGGGCCATGTCTTACAAAGGGCGGCAGTCGCCCGAGCGCCAGCAGCAAAACGCCGAGAATGTGGCAAGCGCAGCAAAAGTGGCGGCAAGCATGATCCCGTTGGGCAGGATTGCCAACGCCATTCGAGGCGGAGTAGGACTGCTTGATCGAGCAATGACTCGGCGCGAAGAGACGAGGCAAGCGGCGCCAAAACTTGACGAAATGATGGAGCGCGCCCGCGAGCGTTTTGCAGAGCAAGGCGCCCGAGGCGGTCGCGAACTCGGCACGGAAGGTTTGGGCCTTGAAGAAGCAGCGCGCCTGTCACCCGAGGCACTTCGCAACCGCCGCATGATTGCTGAAGTGCCGGTTGGAACAACTCGCCGCGACCCGATCCTTGAAGAGGCACAACGCCGCGCGATTAGGGGCGGTTTCGTGGAAGCGAACCCGTTTGAGGGAATGAAACACTCAAGCCAGATGTCCACAGAAGAGCTTCTGGACAGAGCAAGAAGCACTCGTGACGGCTACAAGCGAGGTGGCAACGTGAAAGAAACCATGGGTCCGATGGACATGCGCGAAGATGTCGAGGGCGGCGAACACGCGCAGCACATGCGGTTTGGCGAGCACTCGGAACAGCACCGCGGCCACACGCGCGGCATAAACCTGGGCGACAGCGGCTCGAACGTCGGCATCGAAGGCGGCGGCAAGATGAAGGCGTCGCACATCAAGCACATCATGACCATGGCGGCAGGCGGCCTTACGGCGCCTCAGATCGCCAAGATCATGAGCGGCATGCAGCGCCCTGCCCCGGCGGCGCGTGGGATGGCTCCCGGCATGCCCCAAGGCGTCCGCGCCAAACGCATGGCGGTAGGTGGCATCTCGGCTCAACCGACAGCCATGCCGCAGATGCAGCAGCGTCCGCAGCAGAACATGATGAATATGCGGGCTCAAGTGCCTCCGGCAGCCCAAGGCGGCCAGTTCGCCATGCAGCAAGCGCAGCATCCGCAGATGGGTGGCATCAACCCGCATCCGCAGATGGGCGTCCCCCAGCCTACCGGAAGTGGCGGCGGCATCAACCCGCATCCGCAGATGGGTGGCCCCCAGCCCACCGGAAGTGGCGGCGGCATCAATCCGCAACCGAAAATAAATAATCCAACGACGCCCGTTATTCCTTCGGGCTATCCCGGCGGCGCCCCTTTGGCGATTCAGCCCACCGGAAGTGGCGGTGACTTCAATCTGAACAGCGTAATTACAGGTTATGGACCAAATGGCGAGCCAATCTATTCGCAACAGGATCAATTTGGACATCAAATAACGGCAACCGGGCCATACACGCCTACGACTCAGCCGCAATACGCCGCCGGCGGCGGCGTAAGACCGCAACCGCAAGGCCCGCAGCAGGGAACTGGCTCAGACGGAGGTACGTGGATAGCTGCCGCCGGCGGCGTCGCCAAAAAGCTCCCTACCGCCAAGCAGATGGGTGCCATGGCTTTGGCAAAGGGCGGCCGCGTCAAGGAAACGATGGGGCCGCGCAGCATGAAGGAAGATGTTGAACGCGGATCGAATCGTCACCTTAAGCACGGCGAGTCGGCGGTTCAGAAGAAGGGTCACACCAAGGGCAAGAACCTTGGCGACTCCGGCAAGACGGTTGGCATTGAGCGCGGCCCCAAGCACTTCGCCAAGGGCGGCCATGTCAAGTCGATCGACGGCATCGCTCGCCGCGGTCACACCAAAGTCAAGTATCGTTAAGAGGTCATCATGAAGACACACCACGAGCACGTTCAGCACCACCTCGCCCAATACGATGGCTTTCACATGAAGAAGGGCGGGCCGGCCATGCACCATCATGCCCCGACCGCGCATCATCACGCGGAGCACGGTGCCAAGGTGCATCACCATCACGAGGCAATGGAAGCCATGCTGAAGCATCACGACGGCGGCATGCATGGCCACAAGCATCATCATGAGGAAGTCAAAAAGCTCTGCGGCGGCGGGATGTAAATGAGGCCGTCTCGAGGAATGGGGGCGGTCAACCCTTCCAAGATGCCTGGCCGAAAGACCATCGTGCGGAAGGACAACCCAAACGATGTGGCCCTGTACGCGGCTGGCGGGCACGTTGACGGCAACTGGATCCAAGGCGCCATCAAGCACCCCGGCGCTCTGCACAAGAGCCTCGGCGTGCCTGAGGGCCAGCCTATTCCGGCCAAGAAGTTGGCGAAGGCCGCAAAGGCGTCTGGCAAACTTGGCAAGCAGGCCCGGCTGGCGGAGACGCTGAAGGGCATGCGCAAGTCAAAGAAGGCAAAGCGATAGATGACTACGACGGGTACGGACGTCTTCAACCTTCAGTTCAGCGACATCGCTGAAGAAGCGTATGAGCGTTGTGGGGTTGAGATGCGGACTGGCTACCAGTTGCGCACGGCCCGTCGCAGTTTGAACATCATGACCATCGAGTGGGCCAACCGTGGCATCAACCTCTGGACGATCGACCAGGGCGAGATCGTGCTGAACACCAACCAGATCACCTACACGATTCCGGTTGACACCATCGACCTGCTGGATCATGTGGTTAGGACTGGCTCGGGCGTGAACCAGACGGACATCAACATCACCCGAATTTCGGAAACGACCTACTCCCAGATCCCGAACAAGTACGCCAACGGCCGGCCGATTCAGGTCTGGGTCAACCGGCAGTCCGGCAACACCAACTCAACGGCCAGCACCACGGTAGCGCAGACGGTATTGGCCGGTGACACCACGATTACGGTCACCAGTGTGGCAAACCTGCCATCGTCCGGGTACGTCAACATCGACTCCGAAACGATCAACTACACGAACGTATCCGGCAACCAACTGCTGAACTGC